TCATCGGCCCGTTGGTTGTCGGCCGCGATCTCGCGGTCGATGTCTTCGGCGTCGTAGCCGAAGGCGGAAATGGCTTCCGAGCGTGAAAGCAGCCCGGCTCGGATTGCAGTGAGCATCGCGTCGAACTCCTTCTTCGGATCGACCCACTGCCAGCCCTGCGGAATCCATTTGGCGGCCAGGTATTCCCGTTTGCGTCCGACGAAGCCCGGGAGATCGAGTGCACCTTCGAGCGCAGCCTGTTCCATCCATGCGCGCCAGATCGGGCGGCAGAGCTGGTGGACGATCACGCCATGCTGGATCGCTTCGCAGCGGCGGCGAAACTCCAGCAATCCGGCGCGGATCGACGAGTAGTTCACCTGCGTCAGATCGCCGGTGAGCATCTCGTAAGTGATGCCCATCGCGGCGGCGACGGCCCGGAACTGCATGCGCAGGAACTCGGCATAACTGGCTCCGACGTCAGCAGGTTGGCTGAACTTCACGTCCTCACCAGGCTCCAGCAGCTGCAAGGTCCCGGGTTCCAGTCCTGCCAGGGACACGCCGTTGGCGTCCGCCAGCCCTTCGCCGATCAGGTTGTCCTCGGGCGCCAGGCGGGTGATGAAGCCCGCGAACATCGCCGCCGTCTTCTTGCGCACCAGTTCGGCGTCGTCGTACTGGTCCAGCTCATTGAGTTTGACCAGCGCCCGCGCCAACCACGGCTCGCCCCGGATCTGGCCAGGACGCAGCGGACGGAACAGGTGGATGATCTCGGAGGCAGGCACGCGCACGGTGTCCATGCCACCCGTGCCGGACATTGGCGCCAAGGCGCCATCACCGGGATGCGAGCGATACAAGTGGTAGGCGACGCGGCGCCCGAGTCGATCGAACTCGATGCCGGCCCGTACCACGTTGCCGGAGGGGAGCTCCAGGTTCATCGTCGTGGGCAAGTGTTCGGGTTCGAGCAGCTGGAGCTGGAGACCAACCGCCAGACCGTCTTCGGGTCGGCGATAGCGCAGCCGCACCAGTGCCTCCCCGCCTTCCAGCATTGCCCGGCAGGCGAGTGCTTGCAGGCCGTAGAAGTCGGTCAAGCCGGCTGCATCGGCATCGCTGCACCAGTCCCACCAGAGGGCGTGAATGGCTTCCCGCAGTGCGTTGTCCGCGAGCATCGACTGCGGCTTGATGCCCGTGCCGATCGCGTTGGCGACGAAGGCCTCCACGCCGGCGGCCGCCCAAGCGTTGCGTCGCACCAGATCGCGGCTCTTGGCGCGCAACTCGTTCTGGGTAAAGGCTAAAGCGGCGACCGCGCCGGGGTTGCCGACTTGCCAGGTAATCGCCCGCCGACCACCGCCGATACCGTCGTAAGTTGGCGACGGGCCGCCAAACATGCCGCGCCGAAGTTTGGAGAACCAGCTCATCAAGTGGCTTTCCGGGTCGTGACGCGGATCTGGCGCGGGGCACCTGGCCACAGTCCGGTGGCCACGGCGTCTTCGAACAGGCCGCGCTTGACTTCGCGAATGGCAGCAGCCAGCTCCTCGACGGTGCGGTACTCGATGGTCTTGTCGCCGAAACTCACGCGGCGCTCGCCCTTGGCCAGTGCGGCTTCGAGCGCATCGAGTTGGGACTGGGTATAGGCCATCAGCGATACACCACCAGGTTGATCTCGGTGGAGTCGGCAAACGACGTCGCCATCGTGGCGCAGGAGACATCGACGTACTCGGCGGTTTTCTGGTCGGCGCTGGCACGCGCGATTGCGATACGCTGCGTGCCGCTGTCGGTGCTGCTGCGGGCCAGTGCAACCCAGCAGTAATCGGCATCCGGCATTGGCTGCGTGAAATGGACGCGGTAACGACCGGTCGCCAGGCGTTCCACGCTCACCACGTTGCGAGCGCCATGCATCACCATCTGGCCGTTGACGTAGCCGAAGCTCACCCACGCGCGAGCAAGTCCTGGATGAGATGCATCGATCTTGGTCTTCACTTCGATGCCGATGCGCGCGGCGAGAGATGCGATGCGGTCGGAAAGCGACATCAGACCAGTGCTCCCTCAAACACGGCGACGAAGTCGGTGTCGGCATCGCCGATGGCCGTCAATGCAACCGCGCCGATGTTCGATCTGGCCTGCTGCTGCTCAATGACGGTCAGCGTCTGCGCGGCATCGAAGCGCACGCGGTTGTTGACAGCGGCAAGCAGCGCATCGAGGCCGCTGGTACCGTCCTGTAGCAACTGCTGGATCTCTACCAGCGTGTCGTAGGCAGCATCGGCACCACCGAGGATCTCGGCCTTGAGCGTGTCGAGCAGCGTGACGATCTTGGTCGACGAGTAGGTGGTAGTCAGCGCCACGTTGGCGTCGTCGATACCGGTCCCGCTGAGAACGGCCGACTGAAGCTCATTGATGGCAGCCACCAGACTCGATTTGTCGGTCGTGGTCAGGCTCGCCAACGTGCCGGTCTTGCCGTTGAGCGTGTTGAACTCCTGGGCGATGCGAATCACCAGGCTCTCGATACGGGTCTGCAAACTCATGGGATGTCCTTTGTCGATCAGGAGAGCCAGCGGCTGCGCACCAACTGGCGTGCGCGGCGACCTGGCCCAGAAACGGCGAGGCCACCGCGTTGGGTGGCCTCGTCAGTCGTTGTGGTGGTCACGGGGTCGGGCGGATCTGCCATCCCCAGTTGTCGCTCCAGCTCGCGCCAATGGCGTTCGTCGAAGCGATCCAGTCCCGCCGCTGAAGCGGCTGCGCGGGCGTAGACGTAGCAGTCCAGCGCCTCGTTACGCTCGCGCATCTTTTGCCACTCCCGGATGGGAAAGCCATTCCGGTCGCGTCGGGTGATGAGTTGTTCCGCGCAGAGCTGCTGGATGAACTCCGCGTCCACATGCGGCAGGTGGATGAATCCGGCCGGATAGATCGCGGTGATACCGTCCTCGGCCACATCCGCCGATTTGCGCAGGTTGTTGTAGAGCTCGAGCTTGGCAATGCCGACCGCGACCGAGAACACCTTGATGCCTCGGCGCAGTTTCTTGCCGCCCTTCGAGATATCCACGGCAGTGGGCGTCCCGATCAGAGCTGCACCGCGCGCGACGCCTTTGACCGCCATGACACGCGGGTCGCGACTGGCCCGCACGAAGGTATAGGCCTCTTGGGTGGCAAACCCAGTGTCCAAGGCGAACCGTGCCAGCGGCATCGCCGCGCCGGACGCGTGCGTCCAGTTTTCCGCAACGAGATCCGCCAGTTGTTTCCAGACCGCGTCGCGGGCCGTATCACCCATCAAGACGCGATGCTCGACCAGCCAGGATTCCTTGCCGCGCCCGAAGGCCCAGATGGAGGCTTCGATGCGGTCCTTCTGAACGTCAGCGCCGCCCACCAGCAGGAGTCCACCGGGAGGAATCGATCCGACCGAGTAGTCCTCGCGCCGCTCGACGAGGCGTTGCCAATCCGGTGCTTCGCCTTCCTCGACCCAGGTCTCCCCCAGTTCGGTGTTCTTGAACGTCTTGATGGCCGCCGCAGAACCCGACTCCTTGCTCACAGCCAGTTCCCAGGCGACGGCGATCTCGCGCCAACTGCGCCAACCGACCGGGCTGTAGAGTGACGACAAGTGAAAGCCAGCCGTCTTGGCGCCATTCTCTGGTGCCAATGCGCGCCACTCGCCGTGTTCCAGCATCCAGGTCTTGTGGTGCTCGGAAATCGGCGCATCGCAGGATTCGCAAACATAGGCGGCGCTTTCCGGCTGGCCTTTCTCCCACCGCAGTTGTTCGAAGCGCAGCCACTGCCGGTGCGAGCAGTGTGGGCAGGGCACAAAGTAGCGGCGCTGATCGGATGCCTCATATTCCCGTTCGATGGCGCTCGCGCCCGAGATTGTTGGCGTCGAGACGATGAAAATCTTGCGTCGCGCGAAGGTTCGGGTACGCGCTTCGGCCAGTGAAATCGCATCGCCTTCACCCTCAACGTCCAGCGGATAGCCATCCACCTCGTCGAGGAACAGGTAGCGCACTGGCATCGACCGAAGTCCGACCGCGCTGTTGGCGCCCGTCATCACCAGGACGCCGCCCCGGAATTCCTTCGCGAGAATGGTGTTGCCCGAGTCCCGGCTCCTTGCCGGTGCAATCAGCTCGGCCAGAACACCCGACTCCTCGATCAGCGGGTCGATGCGCTGCTTGGAGTTGCGCTTGGCCATTTCCACTGTTGGCCAGACCGCCATCATCGGGCCGGGCGCGTGGTGGATGACGTAGCCGATCCAGTTCGATCCCATCTCGGTCGCGCCGAGCTGGGCAGCCTTCATGAACACCACGCGTTCGACCGGAGTGGTCGGCGACAGGCAGTCCATGATCGCCTTCAGGTATGGCGTGCGGCTGGTCCGCCAGCGGCCCGGTTCGGCAGACGCTTTGCTGGAAAGCATCCGGTGCCGATCCTACCATTCGGATACGGTCAGCAATGGGTCCGGCGTCAGTCCTTCGCGCCAAGCACGCTCGATTTCCGCCGCGCCTTCGTAGTCCACGTCTAGCATCAGTCCACTCGAGGGTGCAGTTCGCCCAGCTCTTGCAGGTGCTCGCGCACTGCGGCCTCCAGTGCCACGTGCATGGCGTGCGGATCGACATCGAGCCTGGCAGCCATCTGCGCCGAAATGCGCGCGGGCCAGTTGAGCCACGCATCGCGCTCGGAGCGCGCCAGCTTGAACACATGCGCAATGGCCTGTGGCCGATCGACCAGCTCACCTTTCAGGCGGGCCAGTCGCACCTTGTTGGTTTGCGCCTTGACCACTTCGTTGACCGTGCGGGCCTGGAGCAACGACGTGCCACCAGTGGGTAAGGCAGCAGGTCCATCGTTCGACGGTGGGCTGGCGTCCGCTACGACCACTTTGGCCGCCTTGGTACGGGTGCCTGCCTTGGGTACATCCGAGTTGCGTGCCCACTCGCGATCCGCCCGGTCGGCATCGATGGTTCCGTCAGCTTCCGGCGTGATGCGTCCGGCGCGAATCGCCTTGTGAACGGCGGTGTCCGTCACACCACGGTGACGGGCATAAGCGCGTATCGAAATGCCCATGGTGAGAACCGGCGGCTCCTTCAATCATTTGATCGTTATTCCTCTGGATTGAGCTTGGCTTCCATCTGGAACAGCGCGTTCATGGCATCACCATCAACGACGCCGTCAGGAGACGCACATGACCAAGCAAACCGACAAAGCCCTGGAAAACCTGCTGCAGCAAATCGCGCTGGATCACCTGTTCATCGACAACCTGGAGACCCGAAACAGTGATCGCCTGGACTTCCACGAGGTCAGCGTCTGGGGCGTCAAGAGCGCCCTGATCGCCGCTTACGAGGCGGGCCGGCAAGCCGCCAAACAGGACTGAGAAAGAAGCAGAAGACGCTTGGCTTCACTCCCGAACAGCGCGTTCATCAGGTCACGCCATCAACCACTCCAGAGGAGCAGCACATGAACACCACCCAACTGACCCCGGCCCAGCACGCGATCCTGGCCTACGCCCTCGAACATACCGGCGGCAAGATCGACTGGTTCCCCGACAACATCAAAGGCGGCGCACGCAAGAAGGTGCTCGACGGCTTGTTCAACCGCGCCCTGATTACCACCGACGGCACCGACTGGTTCGTCGCTGCCGAGGGCTACGACGCGATGGGGCGGGCTCGTCCTGCACTGGCGCCCCTGGATGCCGATCCCGAGATCGACGCCGCCGTGGCGGCCGCCGAAGCCGAGTGGGCCCAGGACAAGACCACGGCGCAAGCCAAGCCACGCACCCGCGAAAACAGCAAGCAGGCCGAAGTGATCCGGATGTTGCAACGCCCCGAAGGCGCCACGATTGCCCAGATCTGCAACGCCACCGGCTGGCAGGCGCATACGGTGCGCGGGACCTTTGCCGGGGCCTTCAAGAAAAAACTCGGCCTGACCATCGTTTCGGACAAGGCACAGGGCGGCGAGCGGGTGTACCGGATCGCCTGATCAGAAAGATCGAGAAAGAGGCCAAGCCCCGCTTGGCTTCTCAATCGAACAGCGCGTTACTACGGGTGTCGCAACGATCAGATCCCAAGGAGCCAATGATGAACGCCACCAACAAAATCCCTGCCACCCAGAACGAAGAATGGGGCTTCTGGGGCACGATGAACGAGCACGCCAGCGCCGGATGGCCCCTGGCGATGACGGCCATTTCGGATGCCACCAACCAGCCCCTCGCATCGGTGCGGATCTTTCTCGACAGCCGCCACGGACGCCACTTTGCCGGCGATGTCCAGAACGGGCTGTACCAAGGTCAAGCCCTGGCGGACGCGATCAACGCCGCCACCCAACGCTGGATGGGCTGGACGATTGGCCGCCAGACCAGCAAGCAGTACGGCATCCCGCGCGGCCTGCCTTACCTGACGGGCTTCGTGATTCACTGTGAGATCGTCGAGGAATCGCTGGTCGCTTGATCGAACAGCACGCCATCCGACTCTCGGATGGCCTGCTTGCCTGTCCAGTCCTGCCAGCGGCGCACGATCACATCCACGTACTTCGGATCGAGTTCGATCAGCCGCGCCATCCGCCCTGACTTCTCGGCGGCGATCAATGTCGTACCGGAACCGCCGAAGGGGTCGAGCACCACGTTGCCGGGTCGGCTCGAATTGCGGATCGCGCGCTCGACCAGCTCCACCGGCTTCATGGTCGGGTGCAGGTCGTTCTTCTGCGGCTTCTTGATGTTCCAGACGTCGCCCTGGTCGCGGTCGCCACACCAGTGGCGTTGTGCCCCCTCGGGCCATCCGTACAGGATCGGCTCGTACTGGCGCTGGTAGTCGGCGCGACCCAGCGTGAAGGTGTTCTTGGCCCAGATGATGAACGTCGACCACTTGCCACCGGCAGCGCGGAAAGCCGCCTGCAGCACATCCAGTTCACTGGAGGACATCGCCACGTAGATCCCGCCCCGGCAATGCGCGATGGTCGGCCCCAGCGCCGCCAGCAGGAAGTCGTAGAAGCCGTCGCCCAGGTTGTCGTTCAGGATCGCGCGATCCTTGCCGCGCATCTTGTCCTTGGCGCTGTTGGCGTAGTTCACGTTGTACGGCGGGTCGGTGAAGACCATGTCCACCGGCTCACCGTCGAGAACTCGGTCGTAGCTTTCAGCCACGGTGGAGTCCCCGCAAAGCAGTCGGTGTCCACCAAGCAGCCAGATGTCACCCGGGCGCGAGACCGGCGTCTCGGACATTTCGGGCACGGCGTCGTCATCGGCTTCGCCTTCGCCATCGGGTTCGTCGCCCGCCATCAACTCGGCCAGTGCGTCGGCATCGAAGCCGGTGAGCGACAGGTCAAAGTCGTCGTCCTGCAGGGCAGCGATCTCGATGCGCAGCATCGCGTCGTCCCAGCCTGCGTTCTCGGCGATGCGGTTGTCGGCGATGACCAGTGCCCGGCGCTGGGTCGGCGTCAGGTGATCGAGCACGACCACCGGCACCAGCTCCAGCCCGAGCTTCTGGGCAGCGGCCAGCCGTCCGTGTCCGGCGACGATCACGCCATCGCTACCTGCCAGGATCGGGCTGGTGAAGCCGAATTCGGCAATCGACGCAGCGATCTGCGCCACCTGATCGTCTGAATGGGTGCGCGCGTTGCGGGCATAGGGCAGCAGCTTGGCTGTCGGCCATTGCTCGATCTTGTCGGCAAACCAGGAGGCGGTCATTGCGCGGCCCCCGTGGTGGCCAGATGTTCGTTGACCACCTCGTCGAAGGACTGGCCAGTGGCCAACAGCGTGACGGGCACGCCGGGGTGGTTCTGCTGGAAGCGCTTGATGGCGACGTCCACGTACTCCGGCGCGATCTCGACGCTGCGACACACACGACCGGTGCGCTGTGCGGCCAGCATCGTCGTGCCGCTGCCGCCGAAGGGTTCGAACACGATGTCCCCGGCATCGGTGTAGGCCTCGATCAAGAACTCTGGCAGCGCGACCGGGAACACGGCTGGGTGGTCGATGTCCTGCCCGATCTTGCCTTTGTGGCGCATCACGCGGATCACCGAGTCGGGAATCCGGGTGTCCTGTGTCGGTTGGCCCTTGTGCGTCCAGCCGCCGACCTCGCCATCCTTGCCACGCATGGCCGTGGATGAGCCATCGGCGCGCAGGTGCGACTCCTGGCCTGCGTGCTTGCAGGGCACAATCTTGTTCGGCTTGCGGCTCTGCCGGTTGAAGTGGAAGACGAACTCGAAGCTCGGGGCGAAGCGCCCGGCCCAGTCGCCAGGCATGCCCGGCCCCTGATCCCACACGTACCAAGCGAAGCGCCGCCAGCCTTGTGCACGCATCCAGCCGAGCCACGCGTCCCAATACGGGATGACTTCGTTGTCGCGGTGGATCAGCCCGAGGTTGACCAGCACCTGCCCATCGTCGGCCATCGGCACATTGCCGAACACACCGCGCATCAGGCCATCCCAATCCACGATGCCGCCGGAGGTGTAGTCGCGCTGATTGCCATAGGGCGGCGAGGTGAAGCACAGGCGCGCCGCGTCGCCTTGCATCAGCGTAGCGACCACGATCGGGTCGGTGG